CAGTGACTCACCCAGCCAGGAAGGAGAAGTAGAATGGCAAAGGTAGGAAGTTTCCTTCACCAAGTGTCCAGCACCACTGACGTGGCCGCTGTCGGCACCTCTTATAATGCCGCTAAGTACAGCAGTGTCAGGCTTACAACCACAGCAGACCCTACTCGCGTGGGGGCCATTCTGAGTGGCGTCTATGTCAAGGTCAAGACGATTGCCAGCAGCGCTGCTAAGCTTAGCATCCAGATTAGCACCGATGCCACTGGTGACAACATCATCATTCCCAGCAGCGAGGCAGATTTATCCACAGGGGTAACCACGGCAACGGTCGGAGCTGCAGTGTATGACCTGGCGATTGATTATGTTTCGAGTTCAGACCAGATATACATCTGGTACAAGACAGACACAGGAACTGTGACTGTGGACTCTGTTGAAGTCTCCTGGAGGGAGTGATGCCTAAGCCAGCCAAAGGCAAAGCCAAAGTCAAAGTCTATAGAGACAAGAAGACGGGGCGTAAGCGTCGTGTCAGTTATGGCCAAGCAGGTAAAGCCAAGGGTGGCGGACCGCGTGTCAAGCCAGGGACTAAGAAGGGTGACTCTTACTGTGCTCGCAGTGCGGGCCAGATGAAGAAGAGCCCAAAGGCAGCCAAGAATCCTAATAGCCCTTTGAGACTGTCCAGAAAACGCTGGAAGTGCTCAGGGTCAAAGAGCAGGAAGTAGTATGGGAATCAAAAGAGTATTTGGGCCTGCTGCTGCGGGCGGTGGAGGAACAGGCGACTTGGCGCTCACAACAGGTGGGTTCGCTACTCGTGCTGACCTGAATGCACAGAACCTGACAGCATCCGCTTCTGGTGGTACTGCTGGGTACACGTATGCATGGACATGCGTGCGTCCTGATGGCTCTGCGAGCACCAGCGAGTTCTCCTCTACATCGGCGCAGAATCCTACATTCACGCCCGTCCGGGTCGGTTTGTATGCTGTTACATGCACAGTGACCGACAGCACGTCTGGTTCGGCTCTATCGGCCTCCAGCACCCAGTCTAAGACTGTAGGTACTGTCCTGAGCGCGTCCATTAGCGGACTTGCCAACTCAGCGACTCTTGCAGCTCAGGCTCTTACAGCCACACCTGCGGGTGGCACAGGCTCTCCAACGTATGCTTGGACCTGCACCAGACCCGACAACAGTTCCAGCACCAGCGAGTTCTCGTCTACTACGGTGAACAACCCCAACTTTACACCAGCCAGCGGAGGACTTCACAAGGTTCAGTGCATTGTCACGGACTCCTCATCTGCCACCGCTACGGCCATTGCTACCGCAGACGTGGGTACCGGGGTGATTAGTTACACTCGTAACCAATTGGTTGACCTGACCGGCTGGACTAAATTCACCGGAGCGTCTACCAATACCCAGTTTGCCACCGCTGCCGCCATTACTGCCAATAGCGGAACGTTTACGTTTGGGTACAGCAATCTGCTCGACCCCTCCGGCAACCCTGACGACCCAGCAGCAACACTAAACGGCCCCAAGGAATATGGGTGTGGGTACTACTCTCCTGCGTCGCTGCTGGATTCAGTTCCCTTTGATGGCACTCCAGGGGTTCTCACTATTAGGCTGGAGCAGGCCAGCGCGGGCACCGGAACCAGCACTGCTGGAGCTACAGTAGATGGGAAAATGTTTGTAGCTGTTGGGATTTGCAATGGCCCGTATAACGGGAATGATAACGCTGTAGACTTCTACAGCATGTTGTTGTACACAAATTTTGCTGGCGGAAACTTTAAGCCATACGTGAGTGCAGGAAGCGAGACAGGGAGCAACACCACAGGAACTACCCGCACAGCATCTCCAGCGGGCACGGGCATTGTTGATTTGCACATTATGATCAACAGGTCTGGGAACCCTATGGCTGCCGTCAATTTCGCACATTACGGGACCACGTCATTTGCTCGCGACACGAGCACATCAGCAAGTGGCACAGACCAGTTTGTAGTCACAGACGACACGAGAATGTGGGTGGCTCTTGGAAGCCATAGCACAAGCACCGCGCAAAGCGCCTCTCAGGATTTTAAGATATTCTGGTCTTACAGTAGGATTGGAGCGTAACATGGCCAAGACAGTACATTACAACGATGATGGCAGCACTGAGCGACTTCTTGAGGCTTACGTAAACGAAGGCCGACAGGACACCGAGGCCTTCCAGGCTATTGTTGAGTCAGAAATGGTCCCCCGCCTGAGCACGTCAGGGAGTTACGACGTAAACAACGCTGAGGAACTCAGTGGATGGGTGTCGAACCTGGTTCAATACGTTTACGAGAATGCATTCATTATTAGAGGAGAATAGCCATGAAGTGGGCACAAATTCTAACTGTAGCTATCCGAATCGCCCCTATGGTTCAATCCATGAGTGCTGACCTGAAAGAACTGGCTGCTCGCAAGCCCGATTCGGACGGCGGAAAGAAAATTACAGCAGAAGAGGCTGGACAAATTGCACAGATTGTGGCCCGATCTGTTGGTGGGTTAGTAGACGAAATTCTTGACGAGCTTGGCCTCAGCGTGGAGTAACAATGGAAACCGAGAGTTCATCCCATTTGAGTGAAATTGTTATGCTGCTGACTGGCCCAGTCAGCGGATTGGCTATCTGCGTCAGCATCCTGGCCAGCATCTACAAATTCATAATCCGGCACGCTATACCCCTTGCGAGAACAGGACTGGATATACATGCTCAGGGGATGCGTGATCAAAACAGTGCTTTGCGCGACCTTATCAACAGTAACCAACAAAACCTTGAGGGGATTCTTGGCGAAATGAAAGAGGACCGTAAAGTTTTCCAGGCTGGCCTGGAGGGCATTGACCGCAGATTGAGTTATATTGAAGGAGCTTTGGGTGACCGTGGTGGTCGCGCTTAGCTCTTAACTTACATTCACTGTAAGAAGATTTGATCTGTCAGCCCTGGGGAAACCCAGGGTTTTCAGTGTGAAGGCTGCGAGGGCATCCCTTCGCAGGCACGGAGACATAATGGACAAGTTTGACGAATTGGAGTCAGCAGTCAACTCTCTCATGGTTCGATTAGAAGCATTGGAGGGTCTGGTTTCAAAGGCGGTCAGTCAGGTAGACCCGCAAATGGTTTACCCATTCAATGACCCACCCAACCCAAGCATTAAGTTTGTCAGCGTCCACCACAGCGCCTCAAGGGCTGACGTGACAAGGGCTGACGTCCTTGAGTGGCATGCTCAAAACGGCTGGCCAGCAGAACACAGCGGTTATCATGTGTTCATTCAGGCTGACGGCAAGATTGAGTGGGGCTCTATGGATGCCTCTCTGAAGTACATAGTTGGACATCAGAACCCTCACACTCTTGGAGTGTGCTTAGCAGGCAATTTCCACCCATCTGAGAGGGGGTACACTGGTCACCCTACAGACGCCCAGGTTGACTCTCTAAAGAGAGTTCTTGCTGTATGGCAGTCTCGTTATCCGTCTGCCAAAGTAGTTCCACATAGATTTTTCGGAGGGACAGTTTGCCCTGGTGATGCTCTCGCTGTTTGGTTGGAGGACAATTATGCTGGTTGATCTTATTTTAGCCCAATGCACTCTTCCTCCCCCAGCAGGCTATGCAGGCATGGTCATTGAGGCGGCTGAAGAATTTAATATCAACCCTCGAATGCTAAACACTGTAGTGGTGCAAGAGACTCGATGCAACCATGGCGCGGTTGGTGCTCAGGGAGAGATTGGCCTTGTCCAACTGCACCCCGGTGTGTGGAGTCACCCATACAACTGGAGTTGGCTTAGCACAGACCTTGCTTGGGATGGCTTGGAAGAAGCCCGTGACCCTTACGAGAACCTTCGGTCTGGAGCTTGGCTGCTCCGCATTAATCTGCGCTTGTCAGGGGGTGACATCCGAGAAGCCTTGACTCGCTACAACGGAAGTCCCGCATACGCTGACGAAGTTATTGATCGTTATGAGATGTACTGGGAGGGCTGTGACCTGTAGTCTCCTGGCGTAGAACTTCTTTGAGGTCTACAAAGCGCTTTCTCCAGTTGGCCCACATTTGACGCGCATAAGCAAGCTCTTTGCTTAGTCGTGTGTTGCTTGACCTGTAGCTGTTATTGCTGCGCTTTAGTGTAGTACATTCACTTTGCTTCTCTAAAAAAAGCTTGATTAGTTCTTTTTTCTTAATGGCTGTCAGGTCACTATCATCAAGGTCCCTC